CGCCAACGATACCCATAAGTGGCAGCGCTACTTATTACCAAAATGGCGCATTGACAAGCACAGACGCATCGCTCGTAAACACACGAGTTCCCTGCCCACTGACAGTCAAAAAGATGTATGTCTATGTCAATGGAACGCTAAGTAGCGGTTCTGCTGTGGTTACTTTAATGAAGGATGGCGCAGCGCAAGCTAACACTGTAGCAGTTGATACAAGCGGCGGCGCTTTTGATAGTTCGCCCGCCATCAGTTTCACAGTTGGGCAACGTATTGGCATCAAGATTGTTATGTCAAGTGCCTCGGCGGCTTGGTATCACGTCACACTACTATGCGAAAGGGATGCAGACTAATGGAAATAGGAACAGAAGACTTTGAGTTGTACTGTGCTAAACGTGCAGAAATAGATGTTTTAGAAACACAGCAAACTTTGCGCCTGATGCGAGAAGCGGTTACCGGCAATTCTGCCTCACTCGCCACGCTTCAATCAATACAAGACCAGATCGCAATACTGCGGTCTGCGATGGCAGTTTTAGACGGAGGATAAGACATGGCACTTACTAAAACAGAGAAGGTCGTTCGTAGTGAAATAACTGCTGATGGGACGATCATTGAACATGTTGTATCACAAGCGATGGACGGAACTAAGCCTTACGGTGGGCCAGTTACTCGGTATAAGTACATTGCACCAGACGGAACAGCTACACTAGATGATGGTAGTGATGCTGGCGTAGTGGTCGATAGCCGAAGCATGACCAAAGCCTTACATGCTGCAGTTCCAAAGGAGTTGAAAGATGCTTACATTGCTGAGAAAGCTGCAAAAGCTGCGGAGGAACAAGCCCGACTGGACGAAATTGCAGCACAAGAAGCAGCAAGAATTGCAGAAGAAGAAGAAGCAAGACTAGCTGAATTAGCCGCCACCTAAACAACAAAACTTTTAACTAAACCAGAGGAAGAATAAGACATGGATAAAGAACTAGCACAAGCGGCACTACAATTCTTACAACGTGATTGCAAAGTTGCAGTTAATGAAATGCAAGCCATGCAGTCGGTCTTGAATGCGTTAGCTATTGAAGCAGGATTAGCACAAGCACCTGCGGAAGTTATTGAGCCGAAGAAAGAGGCAAGCAAATGAAGAATTACTTAATGTACATAGCTGTAATAGCTCTCGCACTCTCAAGCGGTTGTCAGTCCGTTACGGAAACTGCTGAGGATAAGAAAGGCAAAGTCCAACCTGATGAGATGTTAGTGCCAACGCTACCTTCTTTGTAGCTAACGGTTGCCGTAGGCCAAGCTTTACAATAGGAGCAGCCTAGCCCAGACAACACAGCTAACGAAGATTAAGAAACAGAAACACCAACAACTATTAAAGATATGATATTTTATTATGGATGCTTTATTTAAGTTAGCAGGAAGTTTACTAGACAGTGGATGGTCTAAAGACCCAAGAACATGAAGAGATATATTTTAATTTTTATACTATTTTATTTACAAGTTTTTTTATATTCTTTTTCTGCACAAGCTGAACACAAAACAAATCCGATGCCTGAAGATTTAATAATGTATAAAAGTTTCTGTGTAGATGAGGATGCAATACTAAGAGTAGGTAAAGCTTTAGAAGAATCAGGACAAAAATCAGACACTATATTCTTTAATTTATCTGTGGCTAATAGATGTTTTAACCATCCTGTAAGAGTGGTAGGATTAGTTGTAGAAGAAATTTATAATTTTAAAAATTTTTTAGGGACAAGAACAATAGCTTATAAAATTAAAGTGAATCCAGAAGAAACAGCATATGTATTGTATCTATCTGCACCACACTTAGGAGTTTAACATGGCGAGTACTTATACATCAAATATTAGACTAGAGAAACAGGCGGATGGGGAGAATCCTAACTCTTGGGGTGCGCTTCTTAATACTAATGTTATTGATCTAGTCGATCAGGCTGTTGCAGCATACCAGATAGTTTCAGTTAGTGGTACAACTCCTCTAACACTATCTCAGATTAATGGTACTACAGACCAATCACGTAAAGCTATCTTGTCTTTTGATGGTACACTTACGGCAGAGACTTCTATTATTATTCCCTCTGTTAATAAAATGTATTATATAAGAAACAATACATCTGGAGCATATGCTCTTAAAGTTAAAACTGCAGGTAACACAGCCATTACAATAGAACAAGGTTCTAATATTATGGTGGCAACTGATGGGACTAATGTATATAAAACTGCATTTCCAACATCAGTAAGTTCCTTTACTGCTAACAGTCTTACTGCTACATCAGTATCCACTAGTGTTCTTAATGCTACTAAAATTACAACATCTATTGTTTCTGCTACAAATATACATGCCACATCAGTGTCAGCGGTATCAGGTAGGTTTTCAGGAACAGTATCTGCTTCTGCATTTGATGGTCTAGGTAATCAACTTAATTTTGGAAGTGATGCTCAAGGAGATATCTTATACAATAACGGTACAAATATACAGAACCTTCCAGCAGGTACATCAGGTCAGTTCTTAAAGACACAAGGTTCAAGCGCAAATCCTATATGGTCAAACATAACAACTTCAAATGTTTATGTTGAAACTGCAGCTTTTACAAGTTTAGGTGTAAATAATATTCCTTTTGATGATACTCTTCCTCAAATAACAGAAGGAAATCATATTACAGCTTTAGAATGTTCAATAACTCCTTTAAGTTCTGGTAACAAAATTGAAGTAGACGCACTAATTAATTTAGGGGCGTTGAATCCAACAAATATGACATTAGCTTTATTTAAAAATTCTGCTACAGATGCAGTAGCATCTTATCCTCTTCAAATAGCTGATAATGGTAATGGTGTTAATCTATTTCCTATTAGATATCGTACTTCTGTATCTAATACAGACCCTATTCAGTTTAGTTTCAGAGCGGGACATAATGTTCCACGTGAAATATTCTTAAATGGTGGTGCGACCGTGCATAGTAGTGGAAGTATTTTTTCTTCTGTAAAACTAACAGAAGTTAGTTAGTGATTATAAATGGCAAGCACAACAGCAAACTTATTTAAATTTAATCTCAGACCTGGAATACACAGAGAGTCTACAGAATACTCTGAAGGTGGTTCTTGGTATGATTGTGATCGTGTGCGCTTTAGAGCAGGTAAGCCAGAAAACTTACGTGGTTATCAGAAACACTTATCCACTACCTTTGACGGTACAGGAAGAGATTTACTTACTTGGCAAAGTAACAATACACAGAAACTCTTGTCTTTTGGCACAGAACAAAAACTATATATTCTTTCTAGTGATATTTTATATGATGTAACTCCTATAGTAAGCACAGTGACTGTAGGAACAGATGGATCAGCAGGTAAGTTAGGTACTACATCAGGTTCTAATAAAATTACAGTTAGTCTCAACGCTAATGGTGTTTCAGTAAATGATTTTATTTTCTTTACCAGTGCATCCATAAGAAACTTTGCCAGTACTAATTTTGCTGCAAGTAGTTTTGGTGGACCTGTATTTAGAGCAGTTAGTACTAGTGGAACTAATCGTTTTCTCATTAGCACTACAAGTGTAGCAACAGCTACAAGCACAAGTGCAGGTACAGCTACAGTTAACTTCCTTCTAAGAACAGGATCAAATAATAACATTCAGGGTTTAGGTTATGGTGCAGGTATATATAATGCTGGTGTATCTACATCAGGAGAAAGAGCATGGAACAATCCTGCCGCATCTTCAAATATAGTCTTTGCCGCTACTCAGTGGTCATTAGATAACTTTGGAGAAGATTTATTAGCTGTTCGTAGGGGTGGTAATTTACTACACTGGGACGCTAACGCAAGTACTGTACCAGTTAGAGCAGCCATTGTAACCACCGCTCCTGTTAGTATTAACAGTATTGTTGTGTCTCCTAATGATAGACATGTTATTGCTTTTGGAACAAATGAGTTTTCTGGTAGTGCATTTAATCCTTTGTTAATTAGATGGTCGGATCAAGAAGACTTTACTAACTGGACGCCATCAGTTTCTTCTACATCAGGTGAGCTACAGGTAGTAGATGGAACGACTCTTAAAGGTGGTATTAGATCGCGTAATACAATCCATGTTTGGTCAGATCAAGCGTTGTATTCTTTGCAGTATGTCGGTCCACCCTTTATTTTTGCTTTATCACAACTAGGAACTAACTGTGGATTAGTAGGTCAACACGGAGCTATTAACGTAGATGGTATTTCTTATTGGATGGGAGATAATAACTTCTATAGATTTGATGGTAGAATAGATAAGCTAGACTGTACTGTTCGTAGATATGTATACGATGACTTTAACTTGACACAGGGAGATAAAGTATATGCTGCAGTAAACTCAGAGTTTCACGAAATTATCTGGTTCTATCCTACAACAAATTCATTAGAACCTAATGCTTATGTTTTATATAACTATGAAGAAAATACTTGGGCATTTGGAACTAGTTTTTATACAACCTTTAAAGACGCTACAGTATTTACTAACACTATGGCGACAGGAAAAGTATCTGCGGGAGCAACGCCCCATATCTGGGACAACGAACCTGTGTCAGTGTATACAGGAGTTGGAGTAGCCTTGTCTTCCTTCTTACAATCAGCAGACTTTGATATACAAGATGGCAATGATTTAATTTTTGCAGATAGAATTATTCCTGACTACACTATAAATCAGGGTGATCTAAATATGTCTGTTAACTTTAGAGAATTTCCTGCTGCCAGTGAGACTGAAAAAGGACCATTTAAAATTAATTCAGGAATAAAGAAGATAGACTTTAGAGGTAGAGGTAGGCAAGCAAATGTAAGAGTGTCTTGTAATAGTTTTAATACTTCATGGAGATGGGGCAGTGTTCGTATGGCAATTCAAAGCGATGGTAAGCGATAATGGCTTTCCTTTATCCAGAACTTCCTAAGTATCAGAAAACAGAAGATTTAACTGAAGTATACAATACTCTTATATCTTATGCTGGTGAATTAAAGTTTCTTTTAGAATCAAGAGATGTAGAAGTAGATTCTACTCCTACTACTAAAATATATAATGTTGTTACTGTGTCAGAGATAGGTAGACCTGCTAGTGGAGATATAGCTTTTGCTGTAAGCGCAAGTAAGTTTAAAGGTTATGTAGGTAACAGTTGGGTGGACTTTCACTAATGTATGATTATAAAAAAGTTTTAGAAGTGATAAACCAGAATACATTTATTGAGAATGTAAATAAAGGTATAGTACAACCGCCTGATTTTTTTGGAGCAACTAAAGCTGAAGGCATGGCATATTCAAAAGGTTCGCTGTATAATAAAGAAAATACATTACATGCAGATATGACTAAGATACAGTCTAACTACATGGATATTAGGAGATGCTTATAATGATTGACGGGTTAGATAAGCTGGCAGAAATAGAAGTTTTACGTGAGGCTGCTCAACGTCCTCCTGCTGAAGTACAAAGAATGCAGATGCCTTCTCCTCAAGCTGGTCTACAAAGTTTAGGTCAACAAGAAGTAGACATGGGTACAGGTATGCCAGTAGGCTTTAGTCCTGTTGATGCAGTTGGTCAAATAACCAACATAGCTGGTCAGTATGCTCTGGCTAACCCACAAAAGACAGGACCATTTGCTGCAGCATTGGCTGCTTTTGGTGCAGGTAGTGAAGCAGCTAACATGATAGACAAACGTATAGAAGCTGAGTCAGAAAGAGAAAACTTAGCTGATGTCAAAAGCATGGCAGGATCACTTCCTGATAGAACTAGAACAGTTATACCAACAATGGATATGCCCGTTCAGGCACAAGAAGAAATCCAAATAAGTGAAGTAGCTCCTCAAGCAGGACTAGCTAGTATGATGCCTATGAAAAAAGGTGGAAGCATACAAAAAGTAGATCAAACAACAACAGAAGATGAAGATATTAACTCATTTGTAGACTTTTTAAAAGATAAAGAAGGTATAGAATATACAGCAAGAATTCCTACAAAAGGTGATAGGCTAACTATAGGTCATGGCCATGCGAGCAGTAATGTAAAGGTAGGTCAAAAAATAACAAAAGAAGAAGCAGATACTTTATTAAGACAAGACATTAGGCAAAGATTACCTCAGATTAGAAGAAGAATCCCAAAATTTAATTCTTTTCCAAAAGACTTACAAGTAGCTGTGTTAGGAGAATGGTTTAGAGGCAGTTTAGGAGGAAGTCCTGAAACTATAAGATTAATTAATTCAGGAAAGTTTGACGAAGCGTCTAAAGAATTTTTAAATAACGATGAGTATAGGGATGCAAAGAAAAGAGGCAGACCAGGAATTAGACCTAGAATGGAATTGGTTGCAGAAGAATTAGAAGACTATTATAATGAAAGTATTTTAGATGAAGAAGATGAAGCTGATCCATTTACTAAAGAAGGAGAAGCTTCTTTAGCACAGCTAGCGGCACTTAAACAAACAGCTATAGAAACTCCTCCTAAAGC